GCACTACCTTATTACCACGATACCAAAAGTCTCGAAATACTTTATTTTCATTATCCGCGGATAATGGAGTGTCGGGATTTATGTTAAGGGCCATTTATCCCTCACGCATGATACAGAGTATCATCGTCATGTGTTAGGTAATCCGTATCATGGCTTATACCCTGGGCATCAAGACCCACAGCAATAACCATTGCCTGCCACTCTCTATACCCATCTCGTTCTGATCCGACGCGAATATATGCTACAGGAATTCCGCCAAAGGCGCTAGTGGGGATTGTTGTGGAAGTTCCTGTCAAACCCGTATAATCGGTTATGATTTCAAAATTATCATCCAGGAGTTCGATAATTGTTGTTTGACCAACTTCAGCATCAATACCTGCGGTAACGGTTGTCGACCAACTATCGCCCCAACTGTCTCCCCAACTATCACCCCAAGGGCTTGCTTCACCACCACCTGTCACACTTGGATCAAACCAAGTTAAAAGATCAGAAATATCCGTTAAACGATTTCGAACTGCCCATTCAACCGTAATATCTGTTAATGCAGTGCAATCAACAGGTCCTTCATATTCACCCTCTACGGTAACATTTGCTGGGCGTAGAGGACGTATAGCGCGATAAGCAAAACCAACAGTATCATCCGGAGCAACAGATAGCGAAAGCTCACCTTGTCCAGTCCTCGTCGCAAGTTCTACAGTTATCACCTCACTCGATACTCTGTTTTCGAAGTCAGATCCAGAGAACCCATCAAATGCTACAAACCAATCACCTGCACTATGGGCTTGTGGTATGGTATCCAACATTCCTCTATTCACGGTTATATAAGTACCCGCCACAGCCGTTATCTGAACAATCTCGGCTGCCGTGCTTGTGGCATTTGCGGCGATGGTGGCAAGTTGGCCTATTTCTATACGATCTAGATCTGTTGAATCTTCCAGGAGGATAATTGTATCAAATGCTTCTATACTATCTGTTAGATAACCTCCTGGAGCAAAGGTTATCACCTCTTCCTTGACACTATCCACATACAATGAAGCATCAAGGGAGTCCCCTGTCGGCTTTACACCTGCCGCTTCAAGCATACCTAATAAAGGAATAGCAGCGAGCGTCGTTGTTAAATTGGAAGGGCCAATCATATAAATGAGATTTCGATAAGGCATCTCCCAAGAGAGACGAGGCACGGAAGCCGCTGGAGGATTAACTGGATTTTCCCAATCACCTGGAGTTTCATCAATTAATTCTGCAACACCAAGACCAAACACATCCTCGACAAACTTGACCTGTATCTTGTTGGAGCGACCATCCCCAAACTTCATCTCAGTTACGCGCATAATCTCACCTTCGAGATTATAGCGATCCGCTACCATCCTAAATGGATCTCCTGGATATAGGGTATCGAAGGTACGTTTACCCGTGACTCGTCCAGAGTGCATTCCAACGCTGAGCGGTTTTTGATCTCTCTGAGCCACACGATTGGCTAACCCTATCCTGCTTATTCCCGGATAGAATCGCATGGAGCTAACACGTTCACCTATTTGGGTTATTTGAGCAATATTATCAAATGATGTAGAAGAGTCCCTTCCTCTGTTTCTTCTATCCGTAAATTTAACCATAACCGAACCAACTGCTTCGGCAGGTTGGCGTTCACTTATCTCATCCCAAGTAATAATATCATCTTCAGTAAATATTGGCAAGGAACCGATATCATAATCCCGTCTAATTAATTTCAAATAGAATTTACCTGTAGTTCTACGCAAGTAAAGATAAGCATCAATATGTGATAATATCATAGTAATAAATTCTTCAATTCTTGATTCTCTAGTCCAGAGTAATGATAGACCAAAAAGTTCATCGTATAAAGCATCGGCAGCGGAGGTAAAACTGTCATCATCTATGTCAGAAGCATTGTATCCCATGCCCCAGGTTTTATCCGTTAGGCATTCACGAATAATATGTGATGGGTTCATATCCAATGGATCTTGAGGGATGAGTGGCCAAAAATTGGTATAGTTAGGCGTAAAGGTACGTCTAGATACAAAACCCCCCATCGTTGCATTATATTGTCCATATAATTGTTGATCAGTTTTATTTACTAGATTACTGGTATTGATTGGAATTGTTCTTTCAATAGTAAGTGTATTGAAATTAATCGTGTAAAATGTTTTGATAACAGAATTATTATAACCCTGTCCATCATTTACTAGAACTGTATCATCATCTACCCATAACGTTGGATCCATACCCCGTTGAAGATTAATACTGTACCCGAGCCATGGCAATGGATTACCGCTTCGTAGAAGTGTGGTTAAAGCTTCATCGTAAACATACATCGCACCATCATTACGAATTATAAGTACTTCATTCGATGACTTATGATATAAAAGGGACCCAATAGCATATTGCCCGCTAAGATCTATGTCTGGTGGTACAACAAAAGTTTCCGGGAACTCGATATCAATACCGCTAGACGTCCAGTCTAACAAACCGATTCCATGACCTTCTCTATAATAAACATATGTTGGACTCATAACGAGATCATTAAAGCCCTCAATCGGGGAAGCGCGCATCTCATCAGAAGTACAAATATCAACACTTCGTATATTCCAAGTAACTTCCCCAATCTCCTTTTCTAACACCATATTTGAACCTCGAAAAGCAAAGTAGGGTAACAATTGAATAAAAAGATACATCGTGGTACCGATTGTGAATTCAGCACACTCTAATCCAGAATTTAGTTCAGCTCCAGATTGATAAGGTTCCAAATTTATTGTTTGAACTAAAGGCATATCAATATCGTTGAGATCTCGAAATTCCAACCAAGTAGGGGCATTACCCCAAATATTGCCGCCGTATCGATTGATGATATAACCATCAGTAGTGATATAAGTGTAACCACCTATTGGTTGACTTCCAGGGCCAACAATCTGCCGGTAAGAACCATCTCGCAAATCCCAAACATGAGTTTTGGTTTCATAAACACCACCCACCACTGTACTATCGACCAATCCGCCCTGCTCGCTAGACGCAACCCAATATAAATTGGTAACAAGCTTTCGAGTAAAGGTTTCCGCCAAATCTGGTGTAAACATTTCAAAACCAGTTTCATTACCAATACCAGTTCGTTCTGGTACTGCTGCCTTTTCGTCATACCATTGTTCTTCACCTCTTGATGTTTTATGTATTCTCTTGGCAACAAACTCCCAGGGCTTGATATAAGCATTGGTACCAACATAAACATGCTCGAGGATAGCACTAACCACTCCTCTAAAGGCTGGGGTATTAACTCCAGCACCCATCTTCGAAGTAAGATAGGAACTTGCCCCTTGCCCTGGGTCACCATCCATAAAACGAACGGTACCAACAATCCCACCTTCTCTTTCTTCACCACCAAACAAATTTGGTTGGTTGATAGCCACGGTAGTCGAACCCGAGGCTACTTGCAACAAAATAGTTGGATAGATCTTCTTTTCTCCAACCCATATCTCTCTTATCTCATCATGTACTCCGTGGCACAAAACAAAATGAAACCCAAGATAGTAATAATGCCCAATCACTTGCTTCGGGCCGAAGAATCCATATCTTCTGGGCCCATAAATCTCCTGAATCGCAAAATCACCATACCATACACAAAGCGGTGCTTTGAAATGATTGGTACCAAAGGCTACGGGGATTTCTCGACCTTCCTCGGCAATAGGTATATCGAAATCTTCAAGAGATGCAGGTCGCGCATTCTGCGGTTTCGGCATCAACAATAAGTTGAGCAGATATGCTGCTATTCCTATAACTATATTCCAGAACACTTATCAAGCCACAGTTGGGGAGTGGAACATATCCGAATCAGTATAATGAGATGGTGTTAAACTTTGCGGTCCACCTGATAAGTATACTTCTATTTCAAATGCTTGCCACTCTCTATAACCATCACGTTCAGATCCAATGTGCAGCCATCCGGAACCACCAGAAAAGGACCCTGTTGGCACATTAGTTGATGTTCCAGTTAATCCAGAAATTGTGTCAACAATTGTGGTATTTGTTGAATCATAAATCTCAATAATTGTTGTTTGCCCATCTTCAGGATCTTCAGTAGCATCCATCCAAGAAGACAATACTGTACCAATCTCTGTTAATCGATTACGTTCGGACCAGGAAACATCTACCGTGCCGATAACATCAGGAATTGGGCCATTTGTCATTCCCTCAACTACAATATTAGCAGGGCGTAAAGGTCTAATAGCTCGAGTATTCATTACAACTGTATCATCCGGAGCTAATGCTTGTGTCAAACTACCAAGACCCGTGCGGGTCAATAGCTCTGTAACTGAAACATTACTCACGGTACGATATTGTGAATCAGTAGTGGCAAAATCATCAAATACTATCAACCAATCTCCCTCATTATGAGCACGAGGAACAGTATCAAGCATACCACGTGATACAATCACATAGGTACCAGCAATCGATTCAATCCTAACTATTTCAGTTTGGGTCGGATCTTGATCTGTTGGAGTAATGGCAGCCAATAAACCAATTTCAATAGATGTTAAATCAACACCTTCATCTAGAACAATTATCGTATCAAACCGAGCTATATCCATAGAAAGAAGACCCGCAGGAGCAAAACCCATAATATCTACTTGTGAACCATCTACATAAACAAGAGCATCAGAGCTGTCTGAACTGGGCCTTCCGCCAGCCATCTCCAATAAACCCGTATCAGGATCTCCAGTAAGAATTGATGAAGTATCCCCTGGGCCCACTAACTTTATCATCTCACGATAAGGCATCTCCCAAACAAGACGGGGTTCTACAATAGATGGAGGATTAATTGGATTTTCCCAATCACTATCAGAATCATCAACCAACTCAGCAGCACCTAGTTTAAACACATCTTGAATAAATTTAACGCCAACTTTATTAGCTCTACCATCACCAAACTTCATTTGAGCGACACGCATCACCTGCCCTTCCAGATTATAACGAGCGCTCGTTAAACGGAACGGGTCCCCTGGGTATAGGACGTCAAAGGTACGTTTACCCTGTACTCGACCTGAAATCATACCGATGCTTAAGGGTTTTTGGTCTCGAGAAGAAAGCTTGTTGGCTAAACCAAGTCGGCTAACTCCAGGGTAATGTCGCATTACACTGATACGTTCACCAATCTGTTGTATTTGAGCAATGTTATCAACAGATGTGGAAGCGTCTCGGCCCCTGCTACGACGATCCACGTATTTGACCACTACAGTACCAACAGCTTCGGAAGGTTGCCGCCATTGTATTTCCTCCCACATGATAACATCATCTTCATCGAATTGTGGGATGGTATTTATATCATAATCGTTACGAATAAGTTTAAGATAAAACTTCCCTGTATCTCGACGCAAATAGAGATACGCATCGATGCAGGAAATAACAGTGGTTATGAATTCCTCAATCCGTTCTTCACGTGTCCATTGAAGTGAAAGACCGAAGCATTCATTATACAGTGTATCGGCAGCCGCTGTAAAACTATCATCATCCATATCGGAAGCATTATAACCCATACCCCAAGTACGATCAGTAAGACACTCTCTAATAATATGTGCTGGATTCATATCTAATTCGACTAGAGGTGAAGCAGTTAATGAATCTGGCACCGCTGCCTTAGCATCATACCATTGTGTATTACCTCGAGAAGTCAAATGAATACGTTTCAGAACAAATTCCCAGGGTTTAATATATGGACTATTTCCAATATACAAACGTGACCAAATAACAGATACAACACCCCTGAATGCAGGTGTATTAACGCCCGCACCCATATGCTCTTCAAGATAACTTACTACACTTTGATTTGGACCTCCAGATTTGATAATAACAGTGCCACCTATACCCCCTTCCCTATCATCTCCACCAAATATATCATATTGATCAATAAAAATAGAAGTTGATCCCTCTGCCACCTCTGTACTTGGAGCCTTAGGAAAGATTAATTTCTCACCAGCCCATATTTCACGTATTTCGTCATGACATCCATGGCATAGGACAAAATGCATCCCCAAAGCATATCTAAAACCAATTTTTTGTTTTGGGCCAAAGAACCCATATCGACGTTCACCTAACATTTCCTGAATAAAAAGATCACCATACCAAACCACCTTTGGTGATTTAATATTTACCGTGCCAAAGACAACAGGTATTTCAATACCCTCTTCAGCCACAGGGATATCGAAGTCTTCGAGTGAGGCTGGTACCTTATCCTGCGGCTTTGGCATCAACAAAAGATTGAGCAGGAATGAGGCAATGCCTATTACGATGTTCCAGAACATTAGATAATGCTATTGCCCTTAAATGGGTTGAACTTAGGGATCCATCTAAATCCACCATAATTTAATTGATTACTAAATTTCTGACATCCAAACGTTCCAACAAGACTTCGATCGCAACCATGATAAAGAATAGCAGCCTGTGATCCACCACCTATAGCTTCTTCGAGTCCAGGGATTTCCGAAGTGAGGCGAACACTCGTTCCTGAGTGGTAGTCAACATAACCAAAAATATTATTCCATTTAATCATACCTGCTCTAAATGTACTGTCAGTATACCCAGAAGCAGCAGGCACTGTGAGCATAAGCCCTGAAATAGCGGTAATGGTTACTGCTACATCCCAATCATTCATATCAACGCCACACTCGAGCCCATATAAATCATGCCTACAAGTGCGCTGGATACGAGCACGACAGCCTGGTCTTCGGAGTGAGGTAAAAATGTTTTCGGTGATAAGAATAATATTCTGTTTTGTGGCTTTAGAGTTAGCAATTCGACCCTTCCAGTAAATCATTACCTCATCAGTAGCATCGGTATGATGACCCCGAAACACTGTAACAGTCGTGATAAATGAATTAGGGGACAGTTGCTCCAGAGCGAACGTATCGCTTAGAGGGAAAGTCAATTCGAGTGTATTGCGCTCAACATTACCCGACTGTTCTATTTCGGCATGGGATATGGGTGATGCTGCCCAAGTTTGGCTCATTCGAACCAAATCACTAGCATCTGACGTTAAATAGGTAAGTGTACCATTTCTATCAAATTGATAGAGAAAATAGGGTTGTCCTGCCTGGACTGAATCGTCTTGAGCTCGATAAGTCATTCTGGTACTTCCAGCGTGGGAATTGATACAGTTGCACCGGTGCGAAGGCGATGATTAAATTGAATCTCATCACTATTTAACCTATTAAGGGTTATGAAGCTTATCATCTTAACATCAGCGACAGCGACAGTAACACCTAATGCAGACGATATTGTCAATGTATCATTATCGCCAACGTTTGCAGCATTAGTGATACCGCGAAAATAACGGTTACCATCATTAAGCCAAAACATAATAGACTTATTAAGATAATAGCCAGTCTCGGCAATACTTTTAACCGAGATAGTCGTCGCCACGTTTGATATAGTTGATTGAAGAATGAGGTCATTGTTGAACGTAGGGAGATAAAAGGACTTTTGCTTCCCTCTAAGGGCATGGACCCAAAGCCTTCTCTTCCAAAGCCGTTCGCCCTTTGGTTCATAGAAAGTTACTGTTTGACCAAAATCACTATAATTTTTTGCTGGCTCAAGAACTACTGGACCAAAACCATTATCCACATATTCCGCAACCCGAACAATTTTCTCATCTACAGGTTCCAGGAGTACAGGACGCTCCGTTATCACATCAATTGAATTATATGTGGGATAAGAACTAACATAGTCTTCAGCCAAATCAATGTTATCATGAGCAATAAAAGTGCCGCCAGCATCAGCGTAAGTTGCTTGTCTATCAAAATCATACCCTCCAGGAGTGTACGCTGTACGAAGCGGAATAATCGATGGGTTAACGAGTGTTTGATTTAACACACCAGTTAAAGTAAGATAATCAACACTTATAGAAGCAATCTCAGCGATGACATAATTCTCCCAATTCTGCATCACATAAACAAAACCGCCAACACGATAATCTGCATAACGAGTATCCATGGCAATAATACTGGTAGCTGAACTAAGAGTACCGATATATTGTGTCTCTTCTGGCCAAACAGGGATATAAAGAGATCCACCGGAATTTTGTTTCGCAAGAGCACGAGCCACAGACAGCTTGTTATTGCTCTCAAGCCGACTAGTATAACTAAATGATTGACGGGGAGCGGAACGGAGCGCTATGCGTTGTTCCAGGGTGTAGCTTGGATTAACTTCGCTGAAAAATTCGAGCGTTTCCGTGCATCCAAGCATGGGGCGAAAGGGCCATACATCGACCATTAAGTCTGCAATCCTATCGCTTGATGTCCTGTCTTACGAATAAGATTCATTATAAGATCTTGACCATCTTCTGTTGTTAGGTAATTACCAACAACCCCAGGATCCATAACATTAATAATCTTTGGCGCTTTCATATGTTTAGCAAGCTCACGACCCATTTGACTTGCATCAAATTGACTGGTATTATCATTGGCAAAGGTATCGCGGGCCTTCTCCCAAGATGGGAACACAGGCTCACCACGCTTCAATACAGATAAAACCTCATCAGGCTTCAGGCCTGCGGAAGCAGTTCCTTCATGATAGCGTGGAGCCGCTGCAACCTGTGCTGGAGTTGCTTCTACCGACCTTGTAGTAGTGGCATAACCGGCCGTTCCGCCTGTATGGTACAGCCCCGCGGGACCTAGTGCCCCTCCAGCAGCAATAGCGCCTGCGGCTCCAGGAGAAATAGCAGTCATACTAGCCATAGATGGACCACCAAATAAGCTACTAAACCAGCTGGATAGATTACCACTTGGAGTAGCCGGTGCAGATGGAAACATATTCATAAGATTAGATGCTTTACTTCCAAGATCAGTTAATCCAGTTGATGCATTATCTGTAGATTCAATAAGTCTATCAACCGAATCCGCTGTTTGACCAAAAGCTGAATCAATTCTATTTTGAATAGTTTCTTGTGCTGGACCAAAAGCATCATTTATTCTACCTTGAATAGTTTCTTGGGAAGGAGCAAAAGCATCATTTATCCTATTTTGAATAGTTTCCTGAGCAGGACTAAAAGCATCATTTATTCGATTTTGAATAGTTTCTTGTGCTGGCTCAAATGCCGTATCAATTCTAGATTGAATTGTACTTTGTATATCCCCCATTGGATAACCAGTGGTACCCGCTGGAGAAACTGTGGTTACTGTTTCTAGGGTTCCAGGAGCTGGCAACCCTTCTCGAGCACCTATACCCGCTGCGGCAGCTCCATGCCATGGGGTCCAACCCCGCTTAATAGCTTGATCAAAAGTAAAGTCAATGTTTTGACGCCAATTTGCTGGGTCAGTAACATCTAATCCAGTTTGCTTCTCAAATACATCACCTAATCCACCGCCTTTAAGCAATTGTCCAGGACCAAAGGATGTTTCTCGCATCCCAAGCTTGTTAATAACATTTGATTGCCAGGTACCGGGTTGTAATCCTTCACTCCTAAGAACTTTTAAAGCTGTGTCTACATCCATACCACGTGAAGCGGCAGCTTGTTTGGCATAAGCTACCATCTCTTCAAAAGGTGCAGTTCCTGTGGCACCAGCAGCCTGTGCTGCTGTCTTAAACCCACCTGACCCAAGTTGGTCAAGTATCTTCTGCGATCCCTCTGCTGTAAATTTACCATGTACCTTATTGATTATATCTTGAATACCACCTGCTCCAGTAATTGATCCATTAACAATCACAGTACCAGCTGTAACTGACATAGATGCTGTTGATAAAGCTTTATCAGCACCAAACAACTTACCTAATATTCCACCAAATCCACCACCCCTACCGCTTGTGGCACCAGAACCAAATATACCTAAATCAGCAATTGTATTTTGATTTGCTCCTGTGAGCCAATTCTTTAAGGGATTAGTGACTGCAAGATCAAAAAACTGACGTGCAATATCGCGACCCAACTTCCGAAGAGCATCTTCGATAGAAGTAGTTCCATCAAAAAGAGCGTCAACAAAACTATCAATACCTTCGTTGATCGTGTCAAAGACTTCGTTCCATGTTTCTTTAAGACGCTCAACTGCGATAGTTTGCCGAATAACTGCCGCTTCGGCAGAATTCAAATCATCCTTGAAACCTGCCGCCCTAAGTTCCGACGCAATCTGTGCTTCCTCATCAGTGCGACCCGCTTGCCTCCTCCGAAACATCTGATCCGCGGCAAAGTTTGCCTTGGTAAGCTGTTCCGTGAGATTGGCAATCTCCTGGGCATTCTTTCGAATCTCTTGTGCTTCTTTACCATACAACGGTATATTAAGTTCACGGATCTTTTGTTCTGCTTTAAGGATTTCCAAATATTTTGCACGAGCAATAGCACCTTCACCAACCAAACTAATTTCTGTTCTAAGTTTTTCTATATCTTCGGTTTGTTCTTCTATATAATCCCGAGCTTTCTTAACAGATTTACTAATGTCCTCCATTCCAAGTGTACCGGAAAGCTCCTTGAGCTTTCTAGAAGCATAATCGGATAGTTCACCAATAGCATCTCCTATGTCTGTCATCCAATTGCGATTTTTGTTTGCTTCCCATCGCGACTGGATACGCTCCATCAAAGTATTTGCATCATTTTCTGCACCAGCAAATGGATTTTGACGAATAGTTGGTTCTAACAAAGTAGGTTGATCAAAAAGTTTAGCACCTTCGAATAAACCACCCATTGACCAAACATTATTAATATCATTAACCAATTGAACCATTGTGGCTATAATTTCATTAGCCCATTCAGTAAGAATTACATTAGCACGGTTGGTCATGTCAATCCAAATAGATTCTATCGAATCAGGGAAATTTTCCCAAATATCTATTATAGTTTGATAAGTAGTGACCATAATGGCAACA